CCAGATACACGCTTGCAGTAGACAGAAGATTCCACAAAGACGGAGAAGCAACAGCGGATTTTATCAGCTGCGTATCTTTTGGACGTGCAGCAGAGTTTGCAGAAAAATATTTCAGACAGGGATTGAAGATCACAATTTCTGGACGTATCCAGACCGGAAGCTACACGAACAGAGAAGGACAGAAGGTATATACAACAGAGATTGTAGTAGAGGAACAGGAATTTGCTGAAAGTAAATCATCCGGAGACAGAGGGGCGGATTATTATCCACAAAAACAGACACCGCCGCCGGCTCCTGCGGACAGCGCAGATGGATTTATGAACATTCCGGATGGAATAGAGGAAGAACTGCCGTTTAATTGAGAGGAGAACAAATGAGATGACTTTAGGCAAGAGAATCAGAGAGGTGCGCTTGCAAAATAACATGTCCCTTAGAGATTTTGCAAAGGCTATTGAAATAGCTGATACAACAGTCATGAAATGGGAGAAAGACGAGCGAAAAATGTCATTTGATAGCGCAATAAAGATATGCAAGCGTTTCGAAGTATCTTTAAACTGGTTGGCTGGACTGGAGGAATAATCATGGATGCTAAAGGGATAAAAGTGATTGCAAACCAGAAGAGACAGACAAGCTGGCTGAAAGATTATCATACAAATTATAAGAAAAAGCTGGAGGAACACAGAAATGCAGTCATTTCCGAAACAGAAAAAGAAAAAACGAGCTAAGAAGAAAGAGCCAGAGAGACCGAGTATCATGCACAGCAGAGAAAGCGGCACTTGTTATCTCTGCATGAAGCTGCACAATGACTACAGACGACATCCGGCGCTCCAGGAGCATCACATTTTTGGAGGGTGTCCGAATCGGACACATTCAGGACACTATGGACTGAAAGTATATCTCTGCAATGTGCATCACCTGGCAGGGACAGGGCCGGAGGCAGTACATTCAAACCAAAAGGTCATGGATATGCTGCATGAAGAGGGACAGAGAGCTTTTGAGAGAGAACATGGTACCAGAAAGGAATTTATAAAGATATTCGGCAAAAATTATCTGGAGGATGAATAAATGAACATAGGAAAAGCAACCACAATATTCAAAGATATCCATAACGAAGAAACAGAAGTAGAAGACAAGATCACAGCGATTCAGGAAGTGATTAATATGCCTACACATAATAGTATCGCAAAGAAGAGTATGCTGGAGGTGCTTCGCTGGCTGATTGAAGAATACATCTAAGGAGGACATATGAACTTAGCACAAAGAGCAGAAACATGTAAACATAGTACAGGACACGCTGGAATGGTAGCAGTATACACCCTTCCAACCTGCCCAAATATGCACATCATCAAAAACAAATGCGTTACAGCCAGAAGAAACTGTAAAGCCTGCAGATTCTACGAACAAAAAAAGTGACCGAATTGGTCAGAAAGGAGAATACATGAATTCCGACAAAAGCAATATCCCTCTTGTAAGATTGGGAGATATAAGAAAGACCTTAAAGACAAAATTCAGAGTAATCCCTGGAAATGAGATTGAATTTCGGACAAAAGTAAAAGGCGATTTCCGCAGTTACAAAATAGTAGACCACACGGCAAAGGTAATCCGATTATATCCCTATGTGGTACAATTACAACTGGATAACGGTACATACATTTCGCCGGGATACGCAAAACTGTGGTTGATGCTTCATGAAGCGGCATGAAAAAAATAAAAGACATCGAAAGGAAAGCCGGGAACCGCAAAGCTCCCGGCTGAAAGCATGAAAAGAAGAAAAGGAGAGCGATGCCGATGGACAAGAATATTTTGAGCCAGTACATAGATGCCTGTGAACTGATCAAAGAAACAGAAGAGGAAATCGAGAAACTAAACAGAAAGAAAAAGACAGTGATACAGACAAATGTGTCTGGGAGCAACCCTGAGTTTCCTTATAACCCAAAACATTTTAAGGTACAGGGAACAACATTCTCTGTTAGGGATGACAGCCAGCTGCGCTGCCAACAGAAAATACTGGAAGAGAGAAAAAGACAGGCAGAGCAGCTAAAGACAAAAGTAGAAGGGTGGCTGAACACAATTCCTCCAAGAATGCAGAGAATCATAAAATACAAGGTGTTTAAAGAACTGACGTGGCAGCAGGTAGCTGGGAAGATGGGAAGAAAAACCACAGAAGAGAGCGTAAAAAAAGAATTCCAAAGATTTTTCAAAGAAAATTAAAATTTGTCCCGAATGTCCCAAATGTCCCGATTCAAAATGTTATAGTATAAACTGAACTCAGTGGAAGATCATACAGAGTTCTCCTTCCCTTAGATGTCTGCCAGTACCCACTTGGCAGACTACCAGAACATCTCGCCAAGTGGGAGCGAGCGTGAGCCATGGAGCCGCAGGTTCGAATCCTGATGTTCTGTTCCGGTTTGACACCGGACTCGCTTGAATCTTCATTAGCACAGGAGCCATCTGCTTTGTAAGCAGGTGGCTCCTGTGCTACGGACATTTAGCTCAGTTGGTCAGAGCATCCGGCTCATAACCGGACGGTCCTGAGTTCGAATCTCAGAATGTCCATGAGAAGAAGGGGCATTTGAATGAAGAATAGCGCGGGATAAAGTAACGGAAACTTACAGGCCTCCTTAGCCTGGAATGGCGGTTCGAATCCGTCTCCCGCTATTAGGAGACAGATATGTTGAAGAGTTGTAAGTACTGTGGAAGAATCCACGACAGCAGGATAGACTGCGGGAAAAGACCTGTGCGTAGAAAGAAAAGAACAGACCAAAGTGGTTTCCGAAGCACAGAAGCATGGAAGAGAAAGAGCATAGAGATCAGAACCAGAGACTGCTATCTCTGCCAGATCTGCCTACGTAAAATGTTCAACACAGCAACACAGCTCAATAGAAGAAACATAGGAGTCCATCATATCATACCAGTCGCAGAAGACTGGGATAAACGCCTTGATAATTACAATTTGATATCACTGTGCAATAAACATCACGATCTGGCAGAATCCGGAGGCATTCCAAGGGATCTGCTTTTAAGTATTGCAAGGCATCAAGAAGAAAAATAGTACCCCCCGCCATGCGATAGCGAAAAAAATTCAGAAGTCCCACGACCACGTATGCCCCACAATTTATAATTTATTCCCAGATCAGCATTTTGAAATTAAAAGGAAGGAGGGAGAAGGCAAGGCCTACACCATCAAAGACGGTTAGTATCATCCGGTCAGAAGGAAAATCTCACAGAACCAAGCGCGAACTCAGACAGAGAGAACAGGCAGAAAAAGCAGTGCTTACAGGGATTCCGTTGAAAGAAAGACCGGAAGTCAGAGAAAATGAGACAGCACACAAAGAATTTCTGAGATTGAAAAAACTGCTTGAAAAAATTGACAAATTCGATGATATGTACGGCGCTGTAATAAACAGATACTGCATTTTGTACGCAGAAACAAAAGAATTTGAAGAGAAAAAAGAACGGTTTTACAGACAACTCTGTGACCTGGAAGAGAACAAAGAAGAACTGCTTGAGACAGAACAGATGACATATGGAGAATATTATAAAACAGAGGCATCAATGCAGAAGAACCTGATTGCTTTGGACAGACAGGTGCAGGCGAAGAGAAGGATGCTCTCCGACATCGAAAAAGAGAACATCATGACGATTGCTTCTTCTCTTAGATCAGTTCCGAAAACCGAAGCAAAGAAAAGTAATCCATTGAAAGAAGCGCTCGGAGGATGAAAGAAGGAAAAGCATATCGTTATGCACAGTGGTGCGTAGAAGAAGACGGGGGAAAAGTCCCCCTGTACGTGAAGAAACAGGCAGAAAGCTGGATTCGTATCGCAGATGGAGATAATCCGGATGCCTATGTGGATGAAGGAGAATACGAAAAAATCTGCAAGCTGCTAAAACTAATGATTCATCCGGATCTGCGATGCAGCATTTATGATGGACTAGAAGAGTATGCGTGGTTCATGACTATTGCGGGACTCTGCACGTTTTGTAAAAATGCAGAACGAAAAAGCAGATTCTACGTAACGATTTTGCTTGAAATAGCAAGAAAGAATTTCAAAACATTCAATTCAGCGGTGATTTTCATCCTACTGATGCTGACAGAACCGGATTTCTCCAGATTCTTTTCAGTTGCACCGGATCTGGCGCTGTCGTCAGAGCTGAAGAATGCAATCCGGAAAATCATAAAAGTCAGTCCGGCACTCTATAACGAAGATGAACCGGCATTTAAACTCTTACGAAGTCAGATTAAATGCCTGCTTAATGATAATGAGTACACTCCGCTGGCATACAGCCAGGACGGAATGGATGGTAAACTGGCAAATGCGTTTCTGGCTGACGAAGCTGGAGCTTTGGACGCATACCCAGTAGAAGCAATGCGCTCATCTCAGATCACACTTTTAAATAAACTTGGAATCATCATCAGTACCCAGTACCCAAATGATAACAATGTGATGCTGGACGAAATAGACATTGCAAAGAAAACACTTGACGGACTTTTAGAAGATCAGCGGTATTTCGCACTGCTGTATGAGCCGGATGACGAACTGAAGCATGGAGATACATGGAGGACAGATGACCGGGTGATCTATCAGAGTAATCCGGTTGCAGTGACACATTCGTATATCTTTGAAGAAATCAGGAAGAAGCGTTCACTTGCAATCCTGTATGAGAACAAAAGAGAGAATTACCTCTGTAAGCACAACAATATTCTGTATAAGGGACTGGGAGTTGAAGGCTATATTGACATCCAGAAAGTGAAAATGTGTAGCGAAGATTTACCAGACGACTTCTGGAAGGAAAAGCAGGTATGGTGTGGACTGGATCTGTCAATGACGAACGACAACACATCATTTGCAATGGTAACAGAACAGGACGGAATAATCTATGCAAAAGTCTGGGGGTTCGCTCCTTCAGATAGAATAGACGAAAAATCCATGAAAGAAAAGGTAGATTATCGAGCGTTGATTAGAAAGGGTGAATGCTTTGCCTGCGGAGATGAGGTTATTGACTATGGGTTCGTAGAACGTTTTATCATAGGACTGCCGGAAAAATACGGAGTGGAAGTCATGCAGGTGGGATATGACAGATACAATGCTATATCGACCGTTCAGAAACTGGAACAGAATGAGATAGAGTGCGTTGAGATCAAACAGCATAGCTCAGTACTACACATGCCTACTAAATTGTTGAAAGAGCTGATTCTGAAAAAGAAAATTCGGTATGCCACAAACAGGATGCTTGAAATCAACTTTCAGAATGCAAGATGTACAGAAGACACAAACAAAAATTTGTATGTAAACAAAAAGAAATCATCCGGAAAGGTAGACATGGTTGTATCGCTGATCAATGCCATGTACCTGTTACAGCAGGAACTGCTGTATGGAGAAGATGATTTTGTAGTTCAGACGTAATTGCACCGGCGTAAGAAGAGGAGATAACAAATGAACATATGGCCGTTTGGCAAAAGAAAACATGAAGTAAGGGCAGATACCATGGTGAATCCGTCAGAGCAGGTGGAATCAGACGCACTTTTAAGTGCACTGCTCGGAAAGAATGTAATGACAAAGGAAAAAGCATTGGAAATTCCCGCGGTACAGGCATGCATTAATCTGATCGCAGGAACAATATCACTGCTTCCGGTCAATCTGTATCAGAAAGACAATGGAGGAAATGTCCGGGAAGTCAGAGACAGAAGAACCTCTATTCTGAACAATGATACAGGAGACACGCTGACAGCTTCACAATTTTGGAGAGCAATCATCGAAGATTACTATCTGGGGAAAGGCGGGTATGCTTATATCAACAAACCGGGAACGGAGGTTGAGAGCATTCACTACGTCGACGAGACTCACATTTCCATCATGAAGAATACAGATCCGATTTTTAAAGATTATGACATTCTGGTACAGGGAAAATCATACAGACCTTACCAGTTTTTTAAAATTCTAAGGAAAACGAAAGATGGCATGACTTCCAGAAGCGTCATGGACGATAATCAGCTGATTATCGGAGTATCATACAGCGAACTGACATACGAACAGAGCCTGGTACAAAAAGGGGGAAACAAAAAAGGTTTTCTGAAATCTCCGAAGAAATTAACAAGAGATGCAATGGACGCACTAAAAGCTGCTTTCAGAAGGCTGTACAGCAATGCAGAAGAAACAGTTGTGGTTTTGAATGAGGGAATGGAATTCCAAGAATCGTCCAACACATCTGTTGAAATGCAGTTGAATGAGAACAAGAAAACAAATTCAGCAGAAATTTGCAAGCTGTTTGGAATCCCTGACGGGATGATCAGCGGAAACCCAACTGAAAAAGACATAGACTGTTTCATCCGGACCTGCACTATTGTGATGAGCGATATAGAGTGCAGTCTGGACAGGGATCTGCTTCTGGAATCAGAGAAAGAGACATATTACTGGTCGTTTGATACGAAAGAACTGACCAGAGGAAATATTAAGGAACGTTACGAGGCTTACAAGATCGGACTCGAAAAGAATTTCCTCCAGATTGATGAAGTCAGAGAAAAAGAAGACTTGGAACCGATCGGATTCAAGTGGATTACACTTGGGCTTGACAGCGTTCTCCTTAACCCGGAAACCGGGCAGGTTTACACACCGAACACCAATGCTGTACAGAATATGGATGTCATTCAAACGGGATTCATAGATTCCACAACAAAAGGAAAAGAACAAAATGAATAACAGGATGGAGGAAAGCAAAGGAAAGCAGAATTAAGAGCTGACGGGCTCCATATCTCTGGATATGTCAATGTACCCGGAAGAGAATCACGACCAGTGCTTACACCACGCGGGAAAGTGATCGAAGTGATTGAACAGAGGGCATTTGAGCGTGCAATAAGCAGAGCGGCAGATATCAGAATGCTTCTGGATCATGACAGAGGACACGTCCTTGCAGATACTGCAGACGGGACATTGACCGTCAGGGAAGATGAAGTAGGACTCAGAGCAGAATCTGTCGTAACCGACCCAGCGGTCATCGAAGGGGCGAAGAAAGGATTACTGAAGGGATGGTCATTCAATATGAAGAATGTGGTGGATTCTATTGAGGACAGAGCCGATCAGTTACCTATCAGACATGTAAAAGACTTCGACATGGATGAGATTACACTTGTAATGAATAAAATTCCGGTATATTCATCCACATCAGTGGAAGTGAGAGCCGGAACAGAGGAAGAGGTGGAAACCAGGGCGATGTGTATGGAAACTACATATACAGAGAACCTTCCACCGAAAAAGGAATATGACAATGCAAAGTTTCAGGAAAGAATTAATAAACTGAAAAAAATAGGAGGAAAATAAGAGGAATAAATTTAAAAAACTTGCAGAACAGAGAGCACAGTATGAGCAGCAGTTACAGCAGATCTTAGACAAAGCTGAACAGGAAGAAAGAGCACTGAATGATGAAGAAATGCGGTCTTTTGATGATCTTGAAAAGAAAATTAAAGACATCGATGATACAATCGCTGCAGAACAGAGAGCCAGGGACATTCTGAAAAAACCAGAAGAAACAAAAGACCAGGAAGAAAAGGACAATAAAGAAACAGAAGACCAGGAAGAAAGAGCGTTTGCGAACTACATCCGTGGCATTATATCTGAGGAAAGAGCATCAAATTTGACATCCGGGGACAATGGAGCAGTGATCCCGACATCTATTGCAAATAAAATCATCAAAAAGGTGTACGAAATCTGTCCAATTTATCAGCTCGCAACCAGATATGACGTAGGCGGTACACTGTCCATTCCTTACTACAATGAGGAAACTACAGCAATCACAATGGCATACGCTACAGAATTTAGCGAACTTGAATCCAATTCCGGAAAATTCAAATCTATTGAGCTGAAAGGATTCCTTGCAGGGGCACTGACAAAAGTATCTAAGTCTCTTGTTAATAATTCTCAGTTTGATATCACCAATTTTGTTGTAAACCAGATGGCTGAGAACATTGCAAGATGGATTGAGAACGAACTCCTGAATGGAACTACAGATAAAGTGGAAGGCGTATCTAAGGCGAAACAGGTTGTAACTGCGGCAGCAGGTACTGCAATCACAGGAGATGAGCTAATCGACTTGCAGGAAACTGTTCCGGATGTATTCCAGCCATCTTGCATCTGGATCATGAACAAAGCTACCAGAACTGCAATCAGAAAGCTGAAAAATTCTGACGGCGACTATATTTTACAGAAGGATGCAACAGCAAAATGGGGCTATACTCTGTTTGGCAATGATGTGTTCTGCTCTGATAATATGCCGAAGATGGCAGCGGGGAAAACTGCAATCATATATGGAGACATGAGCGGCTTGGCTGTTAAAGTATCTGAGGACATGAACATTGAAGTTCTGAGAGAGAAGTTTGCAACAGAACATGCGATTGGTGTCGTTGGATGGCTGGAAATGGATTCCAAGATTGAAAATGAACAGAAGATTGCAGTTTTGAAGATGAAAGCAGCAGACTGAGAGGAATAACCGATGAAGATAGAAGCTATGGTCAGCTTCTGCGGAGTTCTGTCAATGTCAAAAGGAGAAATCAGAGATTACAGCGTTGAACCTGTAGTCTCTGATCTGATGGAAGCTGGTTATATCAGAGAAATTTCTGAAAAGACTGCGGAAAAGACAAAACCAGATTTGCAGAAAACAAGAACTACAAGAAAGACTGTGAAAAAATGAAAGTAAATGAGATCACTCCGGATATCGTTGCAGAACATTGCAGAGCGGACGACTACAGCGAGGAAGAACTCCAGAGGATTCTTGATGCATCAAAAGCTTACATAAGATCCTATACAGGACTGAATGATAAGGAAATCGACATGCATGAAGATCTTGCGATAGCGGCACTGGTCCTGTGCCAGGATATGTACGATAACAGATCTGTTTATGTTGATAAAAACACGACAAACAAAGTGGTTGAAACAATTCTTGGAATGCATTGTATAAATCTGCTGTAGGAGGTACATGCAAGGATTAATGCCGGAGCATTGAATAAACGCATTTCATTTCTCAAATTCGTTATAAAAGAAGATGAGATGAGGCAGGCCAAAGGAAGCTGGGAAACATATAAAAAAGTATGGGCAACAGTAAAGCCTTATAAATCCTCAGAATGCAATTTTATGGGAAAACTAAAACCGGAGGTATCGCATCGAGTGTATGTGAGGTTCAGAAAAGACATCACTGCTGAAATGAGAATCCTCTATCATGGACGAATATTCCAGATTGCAGGGGTTCCAATCGATCTTGATGAGAAACACGAGCTTCTTGAGATCCAGTGCGAGGATGTGTTTGAGAATGCGGAGTATCAGTTTTGACTTTGATTCTTCTGATCTGGAGAAATCGCTTAAAATAGCATCCCGGCAGTTTCCGGCATCAGCGGAAGTTGTACTCAAGAAAGAATCCAGAAACATAGCGAAAGATTTAAAGGGAAGAGTTGATTCTGAAGCAAAAGGGCATCATTATGCAGGACAGGGAGCGACGCATAAACCTCTGGCAGAAAGCTTCCGACAGGGGAAAGTAATACGATCAGGAAGTAAGGTTACGGTTGCAGTTACAACGACAGCGCCACATTATCACCTTTACGAAGAAGGACATGCGATGATAACACATAAAAGTAAAGACGGAACACATGGACTGAGACAGGTCGGAGAGGTTAAAGGCAAGAAAACTGTAGCTAAATATATGTCACAGCGAGCGGATCATGCGGAGCTGATTGGACAAGAGCTCCTGCAGGAAATATTGAGGGAGGCAGGATTTGACTCTTAAAGAAATAAAAAAAGCGGTCAATTCCGCTCTGAAGGAAAAATATCCGGACGTAAAAATATACGGAGCAGATACAATAGAGGGGTATAAGCGCCCTTCATTTTTTGTATATATAACACAGACTTTTTCGGAATCAACTAAAAATGCAGCTCACAAAAATGTAGAAATAGAGATTGATTTTATACAAAGAGCAGCGAATGAAGAGGAAGCAATGAAATTTTTCTCTGAAATGGAAGAATTATTTGGACAAAAAGTGACAGCAGGAGACAGAAACCTGAACACAAATAACATGGAACTGGATTTCCAGGGAGAAAATTTGAATATTCCTGTATGCCGGTTCGATGTAGAATTCTGGGATCAGATTCCGAGAAAAGAAAACTATGACACAATGAAAGAATTAATATTTGCACAGGAGGTAAGGAATTAGGGGTTTACCGGTGATGAATGTCGTATTTGTAGCGGCGGCGAGAAAATCAATTAGGCGATCTGAACGCGGAATAGTGGGAATGATCATAAAGGACACGGTTGTCCCGGATGGAAATCCGATTACAATCTACAAAGAAAAAGACATACCCGAAACGTTGAGCGCAGAGAATAAAGAACAAATTAAACTGGCAATGAAAGGAAATGATACAACTCCGCGAAAGATAGTTGCATATGTTCTTGCGAAAACAGAAGAAGATTACAGAAAGGCTCTTGAATACTTTGAAATAAAAAAAGTAACATGGCTTTGTTGCCCAACAGTAAAAACAGATGGCCAGGAAGAAGAAATTGTAACATGGGTGAGAGATCAGCGAGAAGGAAATAGAAATAAAATAAAAGCGGTTCTTCCGGACAATACTGCAGACAGTGAAGGAATCGTGAATTATGCTACAAGCGAAGTAACAGTAAAGGGGAAGAAGTACGGCCCAGAAGAGTTTTGCTCCCGGATCGCAGGTCTGCTTGCAGGAACATCGTATAAAATATCATCGACCTACGCAGTTGTCGAAGAGGCGAGTGAGTGTGAAAAGCTGGACAGAGATGCCTTAGATGCTGCAGTAGATGCAGGGAAGCTTGTGCTTTTCTATGATGGGGAAAAAGTGAAAGTAGCCAGGGGAGTTAATTCTCTGACAACGGTTTCAAAAGGAAAAGCAGATCCATGGAAAAAAATACGTGTTGTAGAAACTATGGATATGATGCATGACGACCTGGTCCTGCTCGCAGAAGACAACTATGTTGGAAAATACCCAAACACATATAGCAATAAATGCTTGTTGATTTCTGCAATTAATTCATACATGAAAGAATTAGAAAGAAACGGTCTTATACAGGACTATGCAGTCGAACTTGATGTAGAGAAAATCAAAGAGTACATTATTGAAAATAAAGGTGTAACCAGAGACGAAGCGGAAGCAATGTCAGATGAAGAGATAAAAAAACAGTACACGGATGAAAAAGTGTTCATGAAGGCATCCGTAACTATCGTTGATGTCATGGAAGATATTAATCTGGAAATTGCTGTTTAAGGAGGAACCACAAGGAATAATTACACACCAGATCGTGTTATTAATGGAACGTTTGGAGAGTGCTGGATTGATAATGATTATATGGCGGAAGCAACGGCGCTCCAGGCAAAGATGAAACTTGATACAAGCGAAGTAAAAAGAACAGGGACATTGGAGAAAGGATACAAAATAACTGGAATCAGCGGATCTGGCACACTGAAATTAAATAAGGTTACATCCTATTTCCTGAAAAAAGTGTCTGAAAACCTGAAAAAAGGTAAAGCAACGAGGATGACAATTATCACGAATTTGGAGGATCCGGAAGCATTTGGGGCAGAAAGGATTCGCCTGGATGACTGTGTGATCACGGAATTGACAATTGCAGACTGGGAAGCCGGAAAACTGCTGGAGGAATCAATCCCATTTAATTTTAGCGGTTTCGAAGTCCTTGATACAATCGATGCATAAAGGAGAAAAGTATGAACTTAATTGACAAACTGCTTTGCGTAGATAAAGCGAAAATAGAAGAAAAAGAAACAAAAAAAATTAAATCAAAGAAACTGGAAAAATTAGTGGGAGAGAACGCAGAAATAACGATTAGAGAACTGTCCGGAAAACGTTATAACAGCCTGCAGGCAATGCTGTATGACAAGAATGGAAACAGGGATATGACAGCTGTTTATGATTTTAATCTGATGTGCTGCGTGTATGGAATTGTAGAACCAGATCTGAAAAATGAGAAACTCATGGAACACTTTGGAGCTTCGACACCGAAGGATTTGGCAGCGGCTTTATTTGGAGTGGAATCGGGGCCTATTGCAAGCAAAATTGTTGAACTTTCCGGACTTGGAGAAAATGCTGAGGAAGAAGTAAAAAACTCATAAAGGTGGACAGCGAAGCACGCGTGGCTTATGAGCTGTTCTGCCTAAAGAAATGGAAACCATCGGAATATTATGATATGGGCGCAGGTGAACGTTTGATCACTCGCGCCTTTTTAAAACAAGAATTGCAGGACATAAAAGAGGAGATGAGAGACAAGGGCAGGTAAGACAGTTGCAGCAGTTGTAAAGCTGATTGACGATTTCAGCAATCCGTCGAGAGAAGTAGCGGCACAGGCACGCGACCTAGAAAAACGATTTAATAGTGTTGCGGGCGTATTTTCTCACGCAGGAGAAGCATTTACTGCTGCAGGAGAAACATTGACCAAGTCGGTCACTGCACCACTGGCAGCAGTCGGAACTGCGGCAATTAAATTTTCCTCTGATTCACAGGATGCTTTCCAACAGTTCGCGGCGGCAACAGGAACCGCATCGAATGAAATGGGAAAATATAAAGATATGATCAATGATGTTTACAAGGACAATTTCGGAGAATCTATCAATGATGTGGCAGAAGCCATGGCGACTGTTAATCAGAACATGTCTTACTTGGACGACTCAGCTCTGCAGAGATGCACGGAATATGCATATACTCTTTCGGACACCTTCGGATATGACGTTGCAGAAAGCACTAGAGCTGCGAATTCTCTTATAAGAAATTTTGGAATTGAAGCAAATGAAGCGTTCAATTTGATTGTGCAAGGAAGTCAAAATGGGCTGGACTTCTCAGGAGAACTCCTTGACAGCATTAACGAATACGCTCCTCAGTTTAAAAAAATGGGAATGAGCGCAGATGAAATGTTTTCGGTATTTGTTAATGGAGCACAAAACGGCGCATTCAATCTGGACAAAATTGGAGATGCTGTAAAGGAAAATGCTATCCGTGCTATTGATTGCTCAGATACTACTGCTGAGGGATTTAAGGCATTGGGCCTGGATGCTACAGAAACTGCAAAAAAATTTGCAGCAGGAGGAGAAGCGGCAGATGAAGCGTTCAATCAGGTAATTGTTGGATTATCGGCCATGGAAGATCCGATTGAACGAAATACTGCCGGAGTTAATTTGTTCGGTACAATGTGGGAAGATTTGGGACCAGAAGTTGTTATGTCTTTGTCAACTACAAATGATGCAATTGACATGACAAGAGAATCCATGGAAAGCCTTGTAAATGTAAAATACGATACATTATCAGGCGCTCTGGGAGGACTTTGGAGAACCATACAGGTAGATGTGCTGCAACCAATTGGAAATCAATTAATTCCGTATGTTACGAAAGGAATCAGTGCTATACAGAAATTTACGGACAAATGGAATAAACTGGGGCCGACTACTCAGAAGACAGTCGTGAAATTTGCGGCAGTGGCAGCGTCAGTAGGACCTGTTTTAATGGGATTTGGAAAAATTTCTACCGGAATAAGCACGATGATCTCGAGCTTTGGAAAAGTAGGCGGTGCAATCACGAGACTGACAGGTGCTTCGGGATTCTCGGGAATTGCAAAGATTATGACCGGCCCATTTGGAATTGCGGCAGCGGCAGTAGCAGCAGCAGCCATTCTGATTTATAAAAACTGGGACAGAATTGCACCGATTTTACAGAAAATCGGACAAAGATTTGCGGATTTCTGGAAAACAGTACAGCCACAGTTGGAACCGTTTATTAATCTTGTAAAAGAAGTAGCGTCTTACTTGAAAGAGACGTTGGAACCTGCTTTCAAAATAGTGTGGAAAGCAGCAGGAGATTATGTTGTTAAATTCTTTGATGATGTAAGTGTCATAATTGATGGAGTGCTTGGAGTGTTCGAGGGAGTTATCACATTCCTGACAGGCGTGTTTCAGGGAAACTGGGAAAAGGCATGGAATGGAATTGTTCAGGCGGTAGGTAGCATTTTCGGAACCCTGGAATCACTTGTAAAGACGCCGCTTAATGCGGTGATCAACCTTGTGAATAAAGCAATTGGAGCGATTAATAAAATAAGCGTTGACCTACCCAGTGCTGTTGGCGGAGGGCATATCGGATTCAATATCCCAACGATTCCGACTTTGGCGAAAGGTACTGATTACTGGCAGGGCGGAATCGTGCAGATCAGCGAAAAGGGTGGAGAAATTGTTGACCTTCCAACTGGAAGTAGAGTATATCCACACGATGAATCTGTGCGGATAGCACGCCAGGATGGAAGGAAGAATTATTCTATTGCAATTGCAAAACTGGCAGACAGCATCGTGGTGAGAGAAGAGGCGGATATCGACAAGATCGCCGAGGCGATTGTAAAGAGGATTGAACAGGCAATTGATAATATGCCGCAGACAGCATAGGAGGAGATATGGAATACTGGTTAAAGAATAAAGACAAATCAATACAACTTCCTATAAGACCGGCATCATTCAACGTGACCTTTGAAAATACACATCAGACTGTTAATGTGCAAACAAGAGGGGATGTAACAATACTTGGGAAAAAAGGACTTAAAACGTATACGATTGAGTCTTTTTTTCCGGCACAGGATTACCCTTTTGCAGACTATGCAAAAGACAGAAATCCTTGGGAGTATGTAAAAGAAATCCTCGGATGGCAGGAAACCCCTATTCAATTCATTATTACAAAAACAAAGATTAATAAAAATGTAATAATAACATCTTTTCAGTTCGGGGAAGACGACGGAACGGGCGATATAACATATTCAATCACTATGAAAGATTATCGTCCGCCAAAATACACGAAACCGTTGAAGGCAGTCCTGGAACCTGTAAAAACGGAGAAAAAGAAGCCAGAAAAGGAGAGCAACCGCTCAGACAATAAACCAAAGAGAAAAATTCATACAGTAAAAGGAAATGACACCCTCAGGAGTATCGCAAAAAAATATTACGGTTCAGGATCCTATGCGAACAAAATCTACAATGCAAACAAGACTGTCATAGAAAAAGCCGCAAAAAAGCATGGACGTGTAAGCAGCGCACATAATGGTGTAAATGGCTGGTATATATATGACGGGACAAAGCTGGTGATACCATGAAAATAATGTGGAATGATGCGAAAATAACCGGTTATGTAACGAGCGTGACTTGGGCTGGGAGTGCTAAACAGGCAGCCAGAACAGTCGTGTTTAGTGTTGCATACAGCCCGAATGATAAGAATGTCAAGACTCTTGGCATAAAATTAGGAGACAAAATTGTATTCTACCCAGGATATCCGGATGATAAAAAAACGAAATTTGTCGGAATTATTACCCAAAGAGAAAGAAAATCTGAAATGGGTGAGCTACAGTATACAGCAACTGACGGCATGATGCATCTCTTACGATCTAGCGGTACATACCGTTTTGCAAACAAAACCCCTGAAAAAATCGCACAGATGGTCTGCAGAGACGTAAAAGTAAAGACCGGATCCATTGCGAAAACTAAGATGCCTATTGCAAAAATATTCTTTCAGGAACGCCCGTATTATGAAATTATCATGGCTGCATACACAAAAGCATACCGAAAAAACAAGAAAAAATACATCGCACAAATGAACGGAGATAAGCTGGAGGTCATACAGAAAGGGAAAGTTATCCCCAATTTCCACATACGGCAGGGGGAAAGAATTACAGAGTCCTCATATACAGAAGATTTAGACAGCATGGTAAATCGCGTATATATCTATGACTCAAACAATAATAAAATTGGAAGTGTGAGTAACTCAAACTGGATAAAGAAATACGGCATATTTCAAAATGCGATATCCGTAGATAGCGGAAACGGGAAAACAGAAGCTAAGGCAGAACTGCAAGGCATAAATAAAACCGCAAATTTGACTATGATTGGGGACTACAGATGTATTTCTGGATTAGGTGTGATTATAGAGGACTCCAGGACCGGACTGAAGGGGAAATTTTGGATAGAAAATGACAGCCATGAATGGAACGGTGGAGTTTATACGACAACTTTGGAACTTGCGTTCAAAAACGTGATGGATATTCAGGAGGAAGACGAGGAACAGATTGCGAATTCTGCAGGCGGCAGCAGTACAACGACCAGCAATGCACTGGATGATGTACTGAATCAGGCACGAGCATGGATCGGAATATCAGGAAGCACGAATGAAGCCACACAATACTACGGGTACAATGGAGTTGCATGGTGCTGCATCTTTCAATGGTCAATCTTCAATAAATCTGGACATGGAGACCTGTTTATGGGTGGAGGAAAGACTGCAAGCTGTTCTGAGGTGACACAATGGTACCAGGCAAGGGGAAAATTTGGAACAACGCCAAAAACTGGCGCGCTGGTAGTGTACGGACCGGGTGGAGGAAGCCATATAGGCTTGGTGGAAAGTGTTTCCGGATCGGGAATCAACGATTATGTGTCTATTGAGGGAAATACAAGCGGCGCAACAGGCGGACTTGCAGCGCGAAAACAGTATGGAAACCGAAGAAGTGATGTATACGGATTTTGTTACATTGACTATCCTGTTACAACAATATCAGTTGGAAGCGGTGCGACTATATCTGGTACGTCCAAACCGGTACCAACGGGACTGCAACAATCCGGCATATGCCCATGGGATTATACGATTTATCCATATTGGTATAGCCGATGGAATGGTGATTCTATGCAAAGAAGGGTTGCAGATATATGGAATGCGAAAGGACGAGCAAGCGATCATGGCATAGCGACTATAGATGGTTATTATCTTGTTGCTGTGGGATCATACTTTGGCTCTTGTGGCGACCTTATAAGTTTTACACTGGAAGGTGGGATAAAACTGAATTGCCTTGTTGCGGATGAAAAGAATGCAGGAGACAGCAACGGCAGTGTTTATGGACATTGGCAGGACTACCCTGCTTCTGGATGGTCAATCATAGAATGGGAGAGCATGGGCGGAAGCGATTACTCAAACTCGGGAGCACTATTAAACGTAAGTCAGTGGCAGGGAAAGAAAGTAACCGCAGCTATTAATGGAGGAAGATATCAAGGCCTATAAATACGTACGAACGGTTCGTAGAGCAAATGAGAAAAGCTGGAAAATTCCATAACGCTCCGGCACCTCAACTTGGAGTCATGATGGAGTCGGGAAAGGTAAGAATAGACACAATGACATTGAAAAAAGAAGATTATCTAATAGATTGCAATTTGCGCTTGGACCCGAACAAAAAAATATTCCTGCATACTTCAAAACCTGAATCGGCAGAATATATGACAGACTCCGACCATAATGTCACTATGGAAGAATATAGAAAAAACATCTTAAAAGAAGGAGATATCGTTCTTCTCTTGAAACTGCATAAACATGAGAAATACATTTTGATTGCAAAGGTGGTGGAAGCAGAATGATGTTTCCGTTTGAAGAAACTGAAGAAGAAACTCAGGAAGAAAATTTATATATTCCCCGGGAATATGGAATTGATTTTGAGACAGGACAACTTTCCGGAAAGATGGTCGAAGGATACGATGCGCTTCTTGTGTGGGCGTGGTTGGCGTTAAGAACACCACGCTATCGGTATTATATCTATTCAGAAGATTATGGACAGGAATACGAGAATCTTGTAGGAAAGAGTTATTCTGAAGAACTGACAGATTCCGAACTGGAGAGGATGACGGAAGAATGTCTGACAGAAAATCCGTATATAACCGGAATTGAGAATTTTTCATGCGTAAAGCAGGAAGAAAAGATTACGCTGACGTTCAGACTTATAACAGAACTCGGAGACGGGGAGGTGAACACAGATGTTTGAAGAAATGACTTATGAAACAATAATGCGCTCAATGATGGAAGATATGCCGGATGATATCGACACATCGGAAGGCAGCCTGATATTTAATGCATGTGCAAAACAGGCAGTAAGACTTGAGGAAGCTTATTTGATACTTTCAGGAATTGAGAAAAATATGTATGCGGACACTGCGGATTTGGAACACCTTATCAGGAATGGAAATGACAGGGGATGCTACATCAATCAAGCGACATATTCAGAAATTACCGCTCAATTTAACTGTGAAGTGCCGCTGGGGTCGAGGTGGAACCTTGATGAATATAACTACACTGTTTTTAACGTAATAAATGATGCGGAACATATATACAGACTTGGATGCGACGAACCAGGAGCAGAACCAAACCATATTACAGGAGAACTTGACCCTATTGAATATGTAGAAAATTTTGAGTGGGGTAGAAGTATCAAGTGTATTCTGGAAGGCACTGATCAGGAAGAAACAGAAAGCTATCGTGCAAGATTGCTGGCAACTTATAATTACCGAGGGTTCGCCGGAAACCGAGAATATTACAAAAGCCGTGTTAAAGAGCTGAGAGGTGTCTATGGATGCAAGTTGGAACGGGTTAAAACGCCATCTGACAGAATTGCGATAACTATCATTGGACAGGACTATAGAACACCACCACAAGATGTTATTACTGCAACACAGACGGCAGTGGACCCGGTCGTAAACAGTGGAGAAGGAGAAGGATTTGCGCCAATCGGACACAGGGTGTCCATTACTGGAGTAAAAGAAACAACCGTAAATATCACAACAACTATAACATGCGAATCCGGATACACTACAGAAGCTCTAACGAGCTATATTAATCAGGCTGTTGATGAATATCTACTTAGTCTTCGAAAAGAATGGGAAGAAAACGACACGATTATTGTACGTATTTTACAGATAGAAGCTGCGATTGTAAAAATTAAAGGAATAATAGATGTCACAGGAACACTGATCAATGGGACAGATGACAATCTACAGATAACAGATAAATCAGTCCCGGTAAAAGGGGAGATTACATGCACATAAAAGTGGAATATCCGGAAGCTGTAATAAATATCCGGGAAATAAAAGCGTGCATCGACGCAGGAGACACTATTGGCGAAATTCTTGAAAGACATTTGGAAGAAATAGATCAGGATATCACAATTAAGACATCTGCAGAGTCAGGCATACAGCACAGAGAAAAGATCCTTGGAATCCAGCCTCTTGATACGGCGAGCCTGGAAGACCGGAGACTGGAAGTCCTTTTGAGGTGGTGGTCAAGCCCTGTATACACAGAAACAACATTACGTCAAAAGCTGGATGCTACACTCGGAAAAGAAAATTATATACTAAAGATAGATCTGGACAAAAAACTGCTGTCATGTCAAATCGAAGTGACAAGAAAATATATGTCCAACAGCGTCAAGAACCTGTTTGAACAGATGGTACCACTTGACTATTTGCTAGAAATAATTCTTAGATACAATCAATACAAAAAATATAAACCTTATACATATAAGCAACTAAAAGATAAGACATATTACCAACTGCGGAATGAGGAGGTAACATTTGCAGAAAACAACTAATTATGGATTCCCAAAACCGGAGGATGATGATTTCTTCAACGTGAAAGATTTCGCAGACATGATGGACAAGGTCGATGAAACTCTTGCAAAAGTAGAAAATGCTGGAGGAATTTATGTCGGAGGGACAAACCTTTCGACGGAAGCTACGATTAACGATGAAGAAGCAGAATACCCTGTTCTGAGCAAAAATGCAAGCTCTATATCAGAAATAACGTTGTTCTCAAAAAGTCTTGCGCTGAAAATAGGAACATATTCAGTTATGATTCGTATGAAGGTTTCGGATATATCGAAAACGGATTCTGTTATATCTGTAAAAATCAGAAAAGGATCATCTGTCGGAGAGATCATTAAAGAAATCCGCATTTCACCAAACATGTTTGATGCAAACAATAAATATAAGATTTTGGGAACTATTGTAGATTTCGGAGAAGTAAAAAAAGGTACGAAAATGTACATTGAAGCGTCAATCATGAAGACGACAATAATGGAAACAGTAACAATTGACTATATGCTCGTGAACCCGGCTTACACGTCAGTATCAGCAGTATAGGAGAAGAATAAGGATCATAACAGCTGAATCTTTGAAACGAATCAAAGAAAAAGTAAAAAAAGTAATGATGAGCAGAACAGCAGAACAAATGGGAGGATCGCTGAAGAAATATGCAGCGCAGGAATATGATTTTGATTTCATGCCGCAGAATGGAAAACAGGTTTCAGATGAGCACATTCAAAAGATCATTGATCCACTTCTGGAAATCAATGATTTCCTGCAAGATAACAGTCTGAGAAAAGAAAGAACTGCTCTTGAAATGACTTTGGAAAGAGCGGAAAATTTCGCAGACAAAATGCTGAACATACAGAAAGATGCAAAGGTATCGGGGTGTAGGGGGAATTGCACAGGTCTATGCGAACTGGCCTGTGCATCTGCCTGTATGGGGTGCGCTTCGTGCTCTGGAAACTGTAGCACTACATGTGGAAAACAGTGCTCAGATGGCTGTTCGGGTGGCTGCGGCGGCTGCACAGGAGGCTGTTCGAGTGGCTGCACACATACATGCGGTGCAGGATGCACTACATCAATAAAAGCTTAAAAGGAGGAAAACGAAAGGGCTTGTACATCTAGTTGCGGAACTCAGTGCGCGACAAGTTGCCAGAACACAACGAAAGGAAATTGCGGAAGCTCATGCGGAACCGCATGCTCGACTAGTTGCAAAACTGGATGCAGTGGAAATTGCGACAGGCAATGCAATAGAGCATGCGAGGATGAATGTACGGGTTGCCAGGCGACATGCGCAGATGATTGCGAAGCTGGCTGCAAAACGGATTGTTTCCAGACCTGCACGACAAATTGCGCACAGACTTGCGCGGACTGCACAAACGGATGCGGAGGCAACTGTTCTTCGACATGCGCAGATGACTGTTCGGGCAGCTGCAAAAATAGTTGCACTGGATGCGGTTATAGTTGTTCATACGATTGCTCAGGATGCTCCGGAACATGTTCGGGGTACTGTACTGGATGCGACAACAGATGCACAGCATCATGTTCGACATCATGCACCGGATGCTCTGGTTGCAGTTCGTGCGGAAGTTCATGCGGATCCGAATGCACATCTTCATGCATGGGAGGATGCGCAGAATCGTGCTCAAATAGCTGTTCTACGATTTGCGGAGGATGCAGTACTTCATGCTCGTCAAATTGTTCTACTAATTGCGGAAATACATGCAAAGATACATGCTATGGGCAAGTTTCATCTACAGTAAAATGACCGACTTGGTCATTTTTGAAAAACAGGAGGAAGAAAAATGAAGTTAGTTTTAAAAAATAAACAGGAAATAGAAATAGCAGGAATGAACAATTCATTCTCGTTTGAAAAATTTAAAGATGGAAAAGGAAATGAATTAAATTACAACAGCCTTATCACAATGTATGTGGGAGAAAATGAAACTTTTGAATCAGTCAAGAAAAAATTATCAGACGGAAACGACTCGGAATTCACATTAAGCGTTGGGAAAACAAAAAGGGACTTCCCAGGATGGAAAGTGGACGTGATCACAGAGGATCTGTCAGACAGAGGAAGTGTGATCACGATAAAACTTGGAGCGATCTAAAGAAGGGAGAAACTATGAGAAAGATAATTGTAGAAATCGAAAGAGAAAAAGCAGAATACATTGAAAGATTAAACTTTGAACTGGGATTTGCAAAAGATGTTATCCAGAGAATTATTGAATCACATCCGAACGATCCGGACGTGATCAATTCCGAAGCATTTAAAGTATATCAAAAAAAAGGAGCAGAGCTGGAAGCGGAGTACAAACTGGCAGTTCAGGAAATTGAAAAGTTGTATATACCGGGAGCAATAAAGAAGCATAAATATAATTGGATGCTTCCAAACAATTCGACGAAACTTGAGATCAACATAATGTGCAATTGCGAAATCGAAGGGGTTGAAAATGAAAAGAACTGAGCAGTACACGGAACAATTAAGTAGATTATATCCGGAACTTCATCAGGCGAATGAAAAAGAAAAAATCTTAACGCAAACAGTCACATTTCAGGTGACTGATGACTGCAATCTGGCGTGCACATACTGCTATCAGATTAAAAAAGGAAAACGCAAAATGAGCCTTGAAACGGCTGAGAAAATGATAGATTTACTGTTAACCGGAGAAAAAGGGATGAAAGAATATATCAACCCCCATAAATCTCCGGGATTGATCATTGATTTCATTGGCGGTGAGCCCCTACTGGAGATTGAATTAATTGATCAGATCTGTAGCTACACAATTAACAGGATGATTGAGCTGAACCATCCGTGGCTTGATAAAACAATGTTCTCTATATGCTCAAACGGAACGCTATATCATGATCTGGAAGTCGGAAGAGTGCTAAACAAATGGAAAAACAGATTGTCTTTCTCAGTTACAGTTGATGGAAACAAAGAATTACATGATTCCTGCCGCATATTCCCGGATGGAAGCCCATCATATGACTTGGCAGTATCTGCTGCAAAAGATTGGATGAATAAAGGAAATTACATGGGTTCAAAGATCACTATCGCGCCGGCCAATGTCATGCATACATACGATGCGATTGTCCATATGTTTGAACTGGGATATTGCGAAATAAATGCGAACTGCGTATACGAGGATGGATGGAAACCAATTCACGCCACCGTACTATATAACGAAATGAAGCGTCTCGCGGATTACATTCTGGAAAATAATATGGATTTCGAAAATGATTATTATTGTTCGCTATTTGAAGAGGAGTTCTTCCATCCAAAACAGGAGGATGATCTTGAAAACTGGTGTGGAGGAAACGGAGTGATGCTGGCCGTAGATCCGGCAGGAATTATATATCCGTGTTTGCGCTACATGGAAAGCTCTCTGGGAAATCAACAGGAACCTTATTCAATCGGAGATGTAGATCATGGAATCTGCCAGACGGAATGCGACAGATGCCGCGTAGAGCGTTTGAAAAAAATTGACAGGAGAACACAGAGCACAGACGAGTGCTTTAACTGTCCTATTGCAGAGGGCTGTAGCTGGTGCACTGCATACAATTACCAGATTTTCGGCACACCGGACGCCAGGGCAACATATATTTGCATTATGCATAAAGCAAGAGCGCTGGCGAATGCCTATTTCTGGAATAGATATTACAAAAAAAATAAAATCAATAAAAGGATGAAACTATACATCCCGAAAGAATGGGCATTGGATATTATCACGGAAAAAGAATGGAATTTGCTAAAGAGGGAGGCAGAAGAGGAATAATATAATCACTGCTGTTTTTTTCAGAAACAGAAACAAATATAGTTACATCCGCCAGAAAAAAGCTGATCTGAAAGGAGAAACAGGAAATGTCTTTTTTGCTGCATTTAGAGTTGTGACAGGCAAATTAAAACTGTATTCAGATCCAGCAGTTGATAAGGTTCGGTTCCGAAGAACCGGGTCACGTCTGAAGTACAGACTGAAAATGTGACAGGAGGAAAATATGAAAGCTGCAGAAGTAAATATCATTTTCACGTCTGATGGACCAATCAGACCATATCAACCCAAATATGAGTCAACACGCATATGGGTAAAAAAAGACGGGCATTTATATGTATATATTCCTAAGGCATTACAAAACTATATGCACCTGGAACTTGACGATAACGGAAGACTGATTTGTATAAGTAGGGACAAGGCAAGCTTCAGGATGAAAAATGGAAGGTTGGAGGTGATGGCGTGATTTGGGAAGACTTAGGTGCTGTAAGCGCGTATGCAATCGTAAAAGAAAAAGGATACACAGGAACGGAAGAGGAATTTGCGAGAATGCTCATTAACGCAGAAAAAATTCCTGAATTAATGGAAGATGTAGATTACTTGAAAAGAAATTGCACCGGCGGTGCTGGTTCAAGCGGTGGTTCTGGAACTGGCAGTAATGGAAAAGATGGGGTTGGCATCCTAGAAGTTAAGCAGACTACAACATCGACAGAAGATGGCGGTACAAATATTGTCACTGTGACCAAAACGAACGGTGAAAAAAGCACATTCCAAGTTAGAAACGGTTCGAAAGGGTCAACAGGGAAAACACCAAATATCACAATTGGAACGGTGAATACACTAGAATCTGGACAATCTGCTACTGCATCAATTACAGGAACCGCAGAGAATCCAGTTCTGAATCTTGGGATTCCAAAAGGCGCAGATGGCTCAGGGACTGGTTCTAGTACAATAGATATAAGCAAGATATTCATGACTAATTTGCACGTATATTCTACGGAAGTTTTGGCTGACTTAGACGATATGGAAGACAACAGGGCATATTTGATATCCTGTCATGGTGTGAAAAATGTACCTGTGGATACAGGTGGTATGGCGTGTTCTATTGGCTTTTCCAATAAATATGTTGTACACATTTATACGTGTCTTGAAGACAACAGGACGTTTATTAGAACTAAAAATGGAACAAACTTTGGCGAGTGGAAGGAACTGCAAAATAACGATTCTTCGAGTACTGCGGTCGCAGAAAGTCCGTATAAAGGAAAAACGATCGTTGCATTTGGTGACAGTATCGTAGCCGGATGGGGATGGAAAGAAGGAACGGGCATTATACAGCCGTTGAAGGAAAAATATTCCGATGCCACTTGGATTAACAAGGCAGAATCTGGCGCGAACTTTGCGGTTACATCAAGTCCAGAACACACACCGATCGTAACGCAGATTAGGAACTACACTGGCGTAGCTGATGCAATCATTTTTGACGGTGGAGTTAATGACATTAATAGTAGTATTCCAGTCGGATCAATCGAATCTGGATATGATGCTGCGTATAATACGGGGACGTTCTGCGGAGCATTAGAGAGTGCATTGCAGTATATCATGGATACATACCCATTGGCTGTCAAACTGTATATTATTCCACACAGTTTTGCAAAAGACAATTCTTACGTGGACATCATCTATTCAAAAGCGATTGAAATCTGTGAAAAATGGAACATGCCATATTTGGATATGCGTAAGCATTCTCAGATTGCAATGACATCCAAGAATAAGAGCAAATATACGAAAAATGCTAACAGCGGCGTTGGCGACGGAGTGCATCCAGTAGAATCCTGGTACCGCACATTCTACAGCCCTGTTATTGACCAGAAACTAAGAAATCTTGGAATAGGATATGCTACAGCGTCTGGCGCGCCGACCGTTATAGCGGTTACAAGCGTGTCTCTTGATAAGAATACATTAAGTATCAAAAAAGAAGAAAGCGCAATACTGACAGCGACAGTAAATCCATCAAATGCAACGAATCAATCTGTTAAGTGGAGTACAAGTAACTCAAACGTAACTGTCAGCAATGGGAAAGTTACCGGAAAAGCTGTCGGTACATCTGTAGTTACAGTAACAACGGATGATGGTGGATACACAGCTCAGTGTACAGTTAATGTTACTGAGAATACAGTTGATCCGAGCGAAAGTCATACAGAACTGGAATCACTCAGCGTTGATGGTAATTGCTATTTTGATACGGAGATTTTACCGGATCAGAACACAAACACAGAAGCAAAGCTGTATATCAAATCTGGGACAACATATATCTGTGGTGCGAGAGATGACAGCTACAAGTACGGTTATACCATCACAGACAATTTCTACGCTATTCGAGGTACAGTGTCAAGTGCTACGAAAAATACAGTATTCTGGGAAGACAACTGGGTCATTAAGCAGAATGGAGCAACTACTACATTTGGAAACAATTCTGTAACTCTGGATAATGCTGGTAATTTTGCATTGACGAGTCCATATTACATTGGATGTATGAGCAAAAATGGGGAAGCCGCTGGAGCTGGATTGAAGGGAAAAATCTACTATTCAAAGATATATTCAGGAAGTGATCTTATAGCAGATATGATTCCGGTGAAGAAATCAGATGGAACACTTTGCCTGTATGACAAAGTCAGGGATAAGTATTTGTACAATAAAGGCTCAGGCAATTTGACTTAATAAGGAGGTGCAAAAGAGGACGATAATTGGAAAAACAGTGGTTGCGTTAATGTTTGCTTTTATTTGCTTTGTTGATTGTTGTCTTATAATTTCGAAACGCGATACGACAGAAGGAGAGAATGATGAATGACAATATAGCAACGGTGGTATTTCGTGAAGATGAATGCTCTTCGCGAGCATCTGGGACTTGGCAGTACGATTACGGACAGATTCTTCGCATCCAAGGATTGGATCTTCCTAAAGTGGTAGAGATTCATTTCTCGCTGGAAGAAACAGGCGGGACATCTGTAACAAGAATAGGAACAACGAAAGATTCTGTAACAGATGTGCCAATTCCGGATTCCATGTTGGAAAACGAAGAAAGCGATCAAAATTATAACGTTTACGCGTTTGTTTTTTTGACGACTAGAAATTCCGGAAGCACCGAATACCGCATCAAAATTCCAGTTAAAGCACGCCCGAAGCCAGAGGCTGTCGGTGGCACTGGAGAGACAACATTGGAAAACATCATGTCGGCGGTCAATCAGATTGCAGACGGGAAAGCAGACAATCTGGATTATAAGAATGGTGTCCTCAGGCTGCTGTCCGGGGAAACAGAATTGTCCAGAGTAATCATCAGAGGCGGTTCTGGCGGCGGAGCAGACGCAAGAGAGATCGAGCTGCGGAAATCAGCAACAGCAATCCAATGGCGCTATACAGGAGATGAAACGTGGAATGACCTTGTTGCTCTGGCAGAGATTACAGGAGCGCAAGGTGAACAGGGCATCCCAGGCCCTAAGGGCGAGCCTGGAGTGACAGGTGCTCAGGGAATTCAGGGAATCCAAGGACCAGTGGGTCCGGCTGGCCCACAAGGCGAACCGGGTCCTAAAGGCGAACAGGGTGTGAAAGGTGAACAGGGAATTCAAGGGTTACAAGGCCCCACCGGACCTCAAGGCGAACCCGGTATACAAGGCGAGAAGGGAGAAGCCGGCGCTCAGGGCGAACAGGGCCCAGCGGGCGAACCCGGCAAAGACGGTCGCGGAATCACATCTGTAACGATTAAGACAGACGGACATTTACAGATTGATTACAACGACGGCACAAATGTTGACGTCGGGAAGGTAACTGGAAATGATGGTCTGGATGGTGTGTCTGGTGTACCTGTCCGAATAGAGAAGACATCTTCGGATTCTACTGCTGAAATAGACCCTAACACACTGTACATCTTTCCAGAAATGCTAAGTCTCACATACACCCTTGCAACACCAGAGGACACGAGCATAGCTAACGAATATCATTTCGTATTCCGAAGTGGCGCTACAGCAACAGAACTTGTACATCCTGCAAATGTATCAGTTCTAGACAATTTTACTGTTGAAAAAAATAAAGTGTACGAAATCAGCATCCTTGAAGGGTGTATGGCGTATCAGAGTTGGGCGGTGTCACTATGATCCGCAGAAGAACGATGCTTATAAATGGACAGGAGGAAAATGAAATGAAAGAATGGGTTGAATTGCTGAATGAAAGCAAAGAAATAACAGACCAAAAGACTGTAGAATTTAATCTTGCCAATGCTGAAAAACATGAGGAATATTGGATATACCTACAGATAGAAAAGCATACGGGAATAGAACAATGTAAAGGCAATTGTAAACCGATAATAAACGGAGCATTGATTGGATATTACAGTTTTAATGTGGATTTATCGATGACCCAGTATGCATCATATCATATTTGGACAAATCCAATAAGTGTGTTGGAAATAACGAAAGGTATAAATAAGCTACAGTTTAATCCCACGCAAATATTAAGAGAGATAGAAGCTATTGGAAACGAGACTGGTACTGGAAAATTCACATTGGAATTTCCAGCAAATTATACAGGAAAGATAACAGCAAAAATACTCGGTAGATAGGAGGTTGCAACAAAAATGAACAATGCTAAAATGCTGACAGCACAGCACAGCACAGCACAGCACAGCACAGCACAGCTTAAGGCGTAGATTGCTTATAAGCAGTCGAAAGACAGATGATAATCTAATAGATTTGAACGCTTATGGTGAAGCAGCTAATACGTATGTACAAGATATCGCTGTTGATAGCATAAGAACGTATTACGCGTATGATATTAGTTATATCGTCTGCTACAGCAAGTGGGACAGCAATCTTGGACTGGCAACAATAGCGAGCGACGGAACAGTCACATTAAAACCAGATACCATAACAGTAAAAGTAAACATTGGAAAAGATAAAAATCCATACTTCGGATTAACGAGGAGGTGATGGAATGTATGCAAAATTACAAAACGGAATGTTGCACAGTGCGCCGAAAACAGTGACATGGAACGGATGTACGGTAAATAACCCGTCCGCTGATAAGCTGGTAGAATTAGGTTATAAACCTGTGGTCTACACAGACATGCCAGAGAATACTGAAACTGGCAAACACTACGAATCCAGTTGGACGGAAACAGAAGCCGAGATTACACAGATGTGGAATCTTGCAGATGATCCTGTATATCCAGAACCTGAACCTACGCCAGAGGAACGACTGGACAAAGTAGAGCAACGTACGGACACACTTGAAACAACAACAGATGACATCGTTTTAATGATGGCAGATTTAATAGGAGGAAATGAATAATGAAGACATTAAGTACACTGAAACTGAAAATTATGGTAAGGGCATTCCGCATCAGAATTAAGAATGGAGAAGTATTCGAAGATATTGCAGCAGATTATCCGGCACTGACAACAGATGATTTGGAAGCAATCCGTAAAGCATTAAACTTGGAATAGGAAAGAAAATATGAAAAGAACCAGAGCAGAGCCGAGAAGCTCTTTTTATTTTACCAAAATTGTGCCGGCGCAAACCGGAGAAAGAGTGAAACAGTGAAAGAAATACTCATGCAGACATATACTATTGTATTACCGGTTCTTTTAGGGTATATCGTCTGGATCTTGAAGAACCAGAAAAAGGACCGGGATGCAAACAGCAAGGGAACCATGCTCCTGCTCCGTACTCAACTGATCGAGTACCATGCAAAGTACATGAAACTGGGAGATATCCCTTCCTACGCATATCAGAACTTCTGCGAGATGTATGATGCATATCATGCGTTGGGTGGAAATGGCATGGTAACAAAAATGAAACAGGAAATCGAAGAATTGCATATTAAAAGAAAAGGGGAATGATTATGGATGTAAAAGTAATGATGCAGTATGTAACTTATGGTCTGGCACTGATCGGAGGGCTTGCTTTCATGGTATCAATCATTGTGCAGGTGATTAAGGAACTTCCGGGATTGAAAAACATTCCGACCAGCATTGTAGCTCTTGCAGCGTCCCTGGTACTGTGTCCGGTGGCATTGTCTGTATTGTGTACATATTATAAAACGGTGATCACATGGTATTATGTGTTCGCATCATTCCTGGCCGCTTTTGTAGTATATCTGGTAGCAACTGGCGGCTGGGAGAAGGTAAAAGAGATCTGGGACAGAACAAAGTATAAGGATTCAGGGGATGAGTGATCATCCCTTTTTCTCTATGAAAGGAGACTGACATGGAAACAAGAGGAATAGACGTTTCTGCATGGCAGGGAAACATAAATTGGGATACCGTGGCCAACTACGGCATGGATTTTGTAATCCTCCGGATCACAGAAGCCGGAAACGTGATTGATAACTGCTTTGAGAAAAATTATTCCGGATGTCAGAAGCATAACATTCCAACCGGAGCATATAAATACAGTTATGCCATGACAGTTGCGGAGATACAGAGCGAAGCCAGAAAAGTAGTGGAAGTT